TGAAGATTCACGATTGTATTCAATTTTATGCAACCGGCTTAAATCATTAACATCTGCAATCCTTGATGCAGTGCTTCTTTCAACTTCAGTTGTTTCATCAAATTCACCGGTACATGCTATCGTATCCCATCCGGAAAGAGAATTTTTAAAAACAATGTAACGGAAGTTACGATAATCTTTATAATCAACTTTATATAGGAAAGGCTCACTAATACCATAACCATCCCGAGTAACTGAAACATAGTAATGTGTGATCCGTTTCCCTGTATGATTTAATACTGCCCATGGTTCTATACCCAAAACTGCAAATCCTGTTGCAAAGGATACAACCTGATATTGACCGGCTTCGATACTTCTATCAGGATCATATAGATCGAAAGAACCATCATCAAAGTAAACCCCTACCAAAATCTTTAGTGTAGCTGCTATGCCGATATTTAAAAAATAGAGTCGTTCAGGTTGGTCCGGTAGAACTTTTTTAATGGCCCTTGGATACCAGGTCAAATAAGGTTTCTTTGAAAGTAAATACTCATGAAATGAATTGTAAAGTACTCTGAACTCATTTTGCTTCCATCTCGGAATGATTCCTCCTAGAATATTTCCATTAAAATTTAACTCATTTACGGCCTCCGGAGGATTTCCAAAATACTCTTTGAACCTAATGTTTGCTGGCTTACATACATTCAAATGAAGATAAGTATTATCAAAGACGAACTCTGAACTTCTGGTACCGGCAAAGTATTCATGCAAGTCGAATTTAGCCTGGTTATTTTTCAATGGAAGTAAGTCGCCGACATCAGGGTCTTCAGAAAGTGGAAGAGCCATGATTCTATAAAAATCTTCAACCCGATCGGAGGAAATGGTGAAGATTAAAGGTGACCCTGAAAGGGCGACTACTGGAGGTTGCTGACTAATCATGAACATACTGCAAGTTTAATACTGCAGTATGCCAGGACAAAGGACAAATTAACTTGTTAGCCTGATGGCTTCTTCTTCCTTTTTCTCCATTTTCTTATAATCCTGATAGACCAATCTGGCATCAGCTTCAACTTGCACTTTAATGGATTGCAGCTTTTCAACATAACTACCAAATTTATCGATTGCATCGATCATACCGGAATTATCCGAGGATGGAATATTAACAATACTCTGCGTCACGAATCCTCCAACTTTAAGTTTTCTTTCGTATGCTGTACTTGCAATGATTGCCGGTAAGTTTATTGATTTGATTGAACCAGTTTTCTGTGCGATATCAATAATATTTAGAACTTTTCTTACTGAAGGATTCCTGGTAGCATATGCATTTGCCACAAACTCATTAGCGTGAACTTCTCCAGCTGGAGTGTCATCGCTTAATGAACTATTTGTAAAACCACCTCCTTTAAATTCTGGAGGCTTCTGTGAGGCAATTACAGTTATCTCTTCAGCTGCAGCGGCTCCTGCAGGAATCGCTGCCCATAACCCATTTTGTGCCATTGCAGTGATCACTGCAAGTGCACCTTTAATAATGCCTTGAATGATATCAGCTGCTTTCTGCTTTTTCCATTGCTCTAGTTTTAATGCAGCTTCTTTCTTCCTATATTTTTCACGAATCTTATCCCTCTGTTCTTCTGTTAATTTTTCATTAGATAATTCAGCATCACGTTGTTTCTCAAGAAGTGACATTTTGTGATCAAATGCAGCTTGCTGTCTATTTCTTACAATGTCAAAAATGGCATTCTGCGTGGAATCAGCAATTGAAAGAGCAGCCTGCTCCCTTTCATCTTGTTCTTCTTCAGTATATTTTTTTCCTATGGACACTTCAGTATTACCGGACCTTGGTTGCATGGTCCCATCAATAGTTGGTGTCTCTTGAGGGATTAAGCCTGCTTTTCTTGCAGATACTATTGCCATATTCTGGCCTATTTTCTTAACAGTTTCCTCAATCTGCTTTAGCTCTTCTTTCTTTGATACGAGTTGATGAATCAAAGAATCAGGAACCGGTTTGTTTGCAGCTACGAGATCTTTAATTTGCTTCTCAAGCTTTGAAACTTCATCCGTTAGTTTAGCATATTCACCAATATTTTTCTCTATTTCTTTAACATTAATATTCTGCTCTTTTGCAATTAGCTTATTAGTGTCTGATATCTTTTTTTGAACCCTTGTGTATTCTTCTGATCCGATAGTAGCTGCTTTCAGTGCAGTCTGATAAAGCCTTAATTTTTCTTCAAGCTGGCCAAGTGTGCGATTCTGGATCTTATCAGCATCAGCTTCTGCAGTTAGAGTCTTATTTAATTCATTGCTTTGATCTTTAAGACGTTTTATACTCTCACATAATGCATCAATTCCCTCCTGCATTTCCTTAGCTGCCTCTAATCCATTATCTGCAGCATCTAATGCATTTTTTGAGGCATACACAGCAACGTTTCCTCCTGATCCAAGATAATTTACCATCTTCTGCCACAAAGAAACCCTCGTATTTTCCTGCTGAGTTAGCAGCTGCTTAGCTTTTGCACTTTCAAGATCAGCTTCAGCTTGTTTCAATGTACTACTTGTTTGATCAGCTAATAATTGAATCTGATCTTTTGTGAGAGTATTAAGTGCTTCAAGCGATTTCCCCCTGATTTCATTACTAACATTCAATGTATCTGAAGCAAGCTTGACGTCTTCAATCCTTTGCTTTTTCTCTTTCTCAAGCCTAACAGATTCAGCATTATACTTGTCATAAATCTTTATCGCTGCTACCAGAGACGTAATACCTGCAATGATTAGTCCAATTGGATTGGCAGCAACAGCTGCATTCCAAAGCCATTGAGCTGTAGTAGCAGCTTTTGTGGCAACGGTTCCATTAGCGTTCCATATTGCCCTTAAACGTTCAGCAGCAACCATGGTGTTTAACACCACAGTGTTTCTGATCCATTGAGCAACAAGACTTCTGTTCCACATAAAATCTATAGCCTTTAGAGCATTTGATCTTATTATGGAAGCATTGTGAGCTATAACAGCACCAGTTAATGCTATAAGAGCCACTTGATACCGGCCAACGAATTCAGGAAGTGCTGCAAGTCCCTTCAATAAGTAAGTAAAACCGTTTGTGCTCATTATTAAAGCTGGAGATAACTTCTCTCCTAATTCAATGGTAATAAGTTTTAACTGATTAAGAGCCTGAGCCTTTTTTGTTGCATCATTATCAGTGTTGGTTGCTGCTTGTATAAGTGCGACATTGGTACCGGTAACAGCTGCAGTATAATTTTTTAATTCTTCGGTATTGTTGAGAAGAATCTTTGCAGTGGTGATGTTTTCATCACCAAACATCTTTTGAAGCTGGATGGTGGATAATTGTTTTGCCGATAAGTTCTCAATAGCCTTAGTAAAGCCAACTACTGCAGGATTTGTATCATTTGTATCATCAGATCCTTTCTGAAGATCAAGAAATACACCTTTCAAACTTCTTCCCGCTATTTCTGCAGAAGATATTCTTGGAGCTAAGGTTTCAATAATACCGACTAATTCTTCAATTTCTACACCTGCATCTTTTGCAACAGTACCGCTCTTTTCAATTGCTACTGTTAGGTAAGGGATTTCACCGGCACCTTCTTTAGAACCGGCTGCAATGGTATTTATGATTCTTCTGGATTCTGACGCTTTATAATTAAATTGATTAAGTGTTCCTGCAAGTGCTTCAACAGCCGGTTGTACTTCACCATCAGCAGCAGCTGCCAGAATAAGTGCTTCCTTAGTTACAGAATTAAGATCTTCCTTATTCTTGAGCAATTCTGGTCTTGCCGATCCCATTTTTGTATAAGCGTCTACAATATTATCTGCAGATTCAGTGATACGAATATTACCTTCTAAGACTGAAACACTTAGCTTTTTGGCTTCATTTCCTAAGTACTCAAGTTCTCTTCCCTCGAGACCCGTCAAAGATGATAATACATCTAATCTCTTTTCAAAGTTATCAGCCTCATCAGCAGCCTTGCGAAAACCTAATATTACACCAGTAAAAGACGCCACTAGCGTTGTCGCCATACCGAAATATTTATTAAAACCGTCTGCAAGCTTCCCCATGGTTGACTGGTGAACTTTTGCTTTACCTATTGCACTATCTAATTCAGATTTCAGTGTGTTAACTTTTTTTTGCTGTTCACTGAATCCAGGATCAGATCTCTTCATTTGGTTCAGCTCTCGGCTGGACACACGTAAAGCAGTATTTAACTCATGTATTGATGCTGAAGATAGATTTTTTAGTACGTTGTCTACATCAATGATATTTTTGCTTAACCGGGCAGCTTCTGAATTGAGTTTTTTGATTTCCTTATTTACACCGTCAACACTTTTGCCATCCTGCAAAAGTTTCTTTTTAACGGCTTCAAGCTCTTCAATTTTATCGGCTATTTTTTTTAGTTCAGCTTTAGCCTGTTCACCATTAATGGAGACATCTACCTGTGCTTTTCTTCCCATTATAATTGTATTTTTTCAAAGCCGGCTAAATCGGCATTGTCGTTTAAATTCTGTTGGATAAATAATTCAGCCCTCAGTGCATGTTTTTCTTCCATTAAATGCCTTAAGACTGCCAATTGCTTATAAAAAGTGTCAGTATAAAATGGCTTAGGTCGACGATTTGTTTTACCGGCTGCTATAAACGTATCCCTATTTAAGAGCGTTACACCTTTACCCACGCCATAATCAACCATTTTGCCATACCATTCGTACATAAAGGTTATTTTGTCCGGGTCACCTCCCGAATTATCATGGACGTATTTATAGAAACTGGCTTCAAGTGCACCGGTATGATGAATTTTAAGGGCTCGAATCATCTTAATCCATTCTTTAATTACAATTTCCGCCCATGCTTCAAGGGTTAACTTGATGTTTACATTTTCCATTTATATTGCCTGCTCAGTCAATAAGAAAAAAGAATAGCCATGGTAACCTTGGCCGATTGGTCCCCATCCCATATAATCAATTTTGGAAAAATCTGTACCATATGCCGGGTCTCCGAAATCAGACGAATCTGCTTTCATCCTTTTAAGGATCTTCACCCCTCTCGACATTGCTTCTTGCTTAGCCTCATGCCTGGCTTCACTGGTTTTATTCTTTGGCATGATAAAAACGAAGAAATTGTGATATCCTGAATCCAGTAACCGGTCTTTCAGATTCAGATATCCATCCCCGGTCTCACGCACAATTACAAAGCAATCAGGAGTATTCCTGATATCTCCTAGCATTTCTTCCAACTTACTGATGTCAGATACTTTATAAATCGTTTTTACTTCCGAAATTTCCGGAAGAATCATTTCGAGATAATCAGCCAGATTAAACATTTCTTGATTGTTCTATTTTGCGGTTTAATTCAAATAATGCTTCATGCACATTAGTTGCAAGTATTTCCTTATTGTGAGTGATATCACCATCGTTGAGCGCCGAAATGAGGTTCAGTATTATTTCATCAGGATTTGACTTTGAATCATCCCCACTTGAAAAGACATAGTAGTACTTCTCTATAATCCATTTTTTTACTCCGGAATACCAAAGGAAAATGACATACTTCCTGAATACCGGTATCCTTTTAAACCTTTTCTCCCAAGTGGGTAATAGATCGACATCCCATTTTTCTTCCTTCAGATGGTACATGATTGCTATCATCTTATTCAGGTAGGTTTCATCATCCGTTGATAAGAAAGCCTGGTAAAATGATTCAAGCAAAAGGTATTGTTCCAGACAGACATCAAACATGCGATAATCATAAGAATTGTACTTCTTAATCTTGGCCGGTAACTGAAACAATAAAACTTCCTTAACCAAAAATTCCATTTTTGAAATGCACGAAGTAGCCTGATCAGCATCCATGGTAAACCTTGGATACCCCTTTTTCTTGAAAATGTACAGGTAGCCGGCTTCATCCTTGATTGCTTTTTTAATAAGCTTGAGGCCTGAAAATTTTAAAAAACACAGTGTCATTAATTCGATCTCTGTCATTCTCTTCAGGAGCATTTTAGAAAAGTACTCAACTTGCTTTATGCTCAGTTCGCTCCATTTTACGGGTACTGTTAAATTGATCATATCCCACATCTTAAAAATGGCGAATCTTGTTCTGAAGCTTTTCTATTGATATAGTGCTGATAGATTGAGCTAGCCTTAAAAGATGGGAAAGAATCCACATTTGCAAACAAGTAAGCCCTAACCCGTGAAACAAAGCTATCAGCAATAATATCAGCATTGATAGTATAATTAGCTAGGGCAAAACGAAGATCTTCTATTATTTCCTTGTTTGCCTCATTCAGATCACCATCACGCAACTGCTCAATTATCTCCTTTGAAAGTTCTTTACTAATGATTGGTTCAATCTTAAGCATCCTTGCTTTCAGAATATCCGGACGTCGCTTTACAAATTCCATTCTACCACCTTCAAATGGAGCATAATTCCTAAATTCTCTCAAATTCATGATGTAGGAATCACTTAAAAGAGAATAGGTTTTTGAAGGCTTCCATTCGTCGTGATAATCCGGAGTTTCTTCCAGGAATTCCAGAAGATCTTCAATACATTCCCCCAGACGTATCTCCGTGGCTTTAATTAAAGCCTGTACCCTGGCTGTACTGGCCGGTGTTAGGTTAGCATTACTTGTAACGCTGAATCCATTAGGAGTTTCAACCAGATCAAGGAATGGAATTGCCTCCAGATATCCTTTATGTGCAACAACAGCTGCACAATGGTCAACAAGGTCATTGTTTGGTTCATCTAAAATGTCAAATAAGAAGCTGCCGATTATTTCCCTCTTCAGAAATTGCTCCGCTTTCTTCAGATACGTTTCGTAACGATTAAAGGCATTTTCCTGATCATCACCGACTATTATGGTCGGGATGTATTTTCTGAGGGTAAGAACATCATTTATTATCATTGTCTGAAGGTTTTGAATCTTGTATTACTTCCTGTTTGCCACTCTTATTCTTGTCAAGGGTTGTGAACTCAAAATCAGGTACAACAAACTCAAGGTCTTTTGGCCAGTTATTGAATCTTTTAACCAGGTAAAGAGGTTTTAACAGTCTGTCCCGGTATGGCTTCATTAAGGCAGATTTAATCATAAACAGCTCTCTTTTATCTGTACCGGACATAGCACCTCCGGACTTCCCTGGTGCACTTCCAATAAGGTTAGGATGAACCGACATGGCGTATGATATCATATTACTGACCTCTGATGAATCTTCAAGAAATTCCCCTCCCTTCAGGTCCGTTTTCAACACATCTATCGTCAGGTATTTTTCTTCAATGGCACTGGATCCTGCAGCAACCATTTGTTTGAAAACTAATAATCCTTTACCGGAACTCTTTTCATTCGACATGAAGTCCTTGAATGTCTGCAGCTCTTTTTCAATTCGTGCCTGAACTGCCTCAGGGCTATTAATGTCTATCTTTTCTTCAGAAAAAATTTTACTCCAGTACTTATCCGAAACATAAATAATGTATTTAACCTTCAAGCCATTTTTGAGAAGTGTTTTTTTGAACTCCCATATCATTGTTGAAAAATCGTAGGAGCCCGAGCGGAATATGGACCAGAAAGGAGGCCTTGAATAGTACACTTTACCAGGTGTTGGAAAATTAACGGGCACAATAAACCTTGGCACCTTTACTTTCCTTTCCTTTATCCTTGTGACCAAATCGTTGTAAGGATTGAACTTATTAAGCACATCCGTAACAACCATGTTATCCTCATTAGCTCCATCTTTCCATTTAGCGGAATAAAAGTGCCTGAAGATATTACCGTATTTATCCGCTACTCCATATCTGCTATAGATTGCTTCTTTATGCCTTAAACTGTAAACTTCTTGCAGATCCTTTGTTAATATGATCTCAGGAAAGACATTGTTAAATGTTGCCATGTCGCTACATTGTTCCAGATAGTAGCCCGAAATATCATTATTCTCGAAGAACTCTAACACTCTTTCATCCCCGCAGTCAACGTACTTTGTCTTATCGCCCTCAATTGTGCGGATCATGGGCTTAATACCCTGCCCATAAGCCATGAGTATGTTAAACTGGTTGTTTGTCCCGACAACTTCACTTTTTTCTATCATGTCAAAGACTTCAGCTGGCAGATTGTTTGATTCTCCCCAGGGAGCAATGCGATAGTCTCCTAAATTAATAGGGTTGGTTGGCTCTTCAAACATATCCTGAGAGATACCCTGAGCGATAATAGCTTTCGCTTCAGGTAGGTATTCAAAACCATCAATAACAAATGATTTATTAATCATAGACATACCTCCTGATCATTAAAGGCTATTACTGTGCATCTCCTGATTGACCTTACCTCTAGAGATGGAAATATTTTAATCCGGATTGTACGGCCTTTTGAATGCCAGGAAGTGAGAAGGGCCTTTTGGACTTTTACTATTTCTCCGTTTTCTTTTACGAAGGCTATTGCAAAGAATCCTTTCTCTATCACTTTGTGTAGGTTGGAAAGAAGAATCATACTTTTGAGTTAATTTATTACAAGTATACTCAGCGATAATTCCATCCTAAAGGACATTGTCAGGGCGTTACCCAAAGGGTCGGGCTTTACGGCTTTATCTTTTGCAAAGGATGCCGCCTTCAATCCCTAACGCAAAAAAGGCCTGCCGGAATGGCAAGCCTTTGAGATGCAAAACAGTATTTAGATTAGTGGAAACTTATAATTACAGTTTATCGCAAATACCGGTATGTTGCAGCGTTTGTTTTGAGTGTACCCCAGTAGATTCTTATTCGACGTTCGGTGTTGACCTAATGTTGTATACCAATTTAATGGCTGCAATTTAACTTCCCTGCAGTTAATACACCAGTCTGCCATGCCACCGGAGGAACCGGTTTCAACATCAAGATAGACAACATTCGGAGCACTGATAATGTAGGTGGCTGAAAAGACATAATCCTGTCCGGGAGGTTGCATTCCACTTGTCATAGCACTTGAAATGCCAATCCCCAGCAGCAACGCAAAAAGGAAAAAGATTCTTTTCATTGTTGATTTGGGTTTAATGATACCCAAATATATTGCGGCTAAATTGTTAGTAAAAGGACATAAAAACAGCCCCTGAATTGGGGCTGTGAGATTCCTAAGCGATCAAAACTCGTTTCTTTAGGCAAAAGTGGTGAAACAAACAGGATTTTCTATTCTTGCCATTTCATGGCATATATCTGAAAATTCCTGTATTAGCCCAGATTCTTGAACTGTAGTCGACATTTCTGGATCCAATTGGGAATATTTTTCAAGCTCATCAAAGATGAGTGAAAATCTTCCATTTGAAACAAGTTGCTTTGATTCCATAATTCTTTGGTTTAGGTATTGTTGATTATATTACTTTATAGTTCTACTTTTCTTTTTGTTTTAGTTTCAACCATTAAACGCAATTGAGATATGTTTGTTCGAATGCCACAATTGCATGAGAATATATCATCTTTAGGATAAGCTATAGCTCCTGTACTTAAAGGAAGTCCTTTTACAAAATTTAACTGTAATTGTGTAGGCTTATTGCATTTTGGACATATAAATTGAGCTAATACAAATTGATTATTGGATGTGGGCATCTGATGTTCAATGGGCATTTGCTGTTGAACAATTGGAGAAACTACTGCTTGGTGAATTTGCGAATAAGCAGTTTCAAATATTTTAAATATAGGTGTATTGTCAAATGTTAAACGCAAGAGAGTATAATATCTATCAATGGCATCATTTAAGTCGGGTACTTCAGTATAATCAGTGATTTCGAGTTGCATGGCTCTTAATTCATTAATCCTAATAGATCGACTATGAGTTAACCAATCTGAATGTTTACATAACTTCTTAGCTATCTTATCAGCTCTCTCAACTCTATCATGGTGTGTTACATCCTTCCCTGTTGACTTATGAATATTCCAATCTTTAAATTTATAGTTTGACAACCATTTCTTAACTAGCTCTCTTGAAAAATTCTGTGCATTTTCACATGCTTGAAGCTCACCTGGAGACATGTTCTGAAGCATAGGAATATAGGCTGGATTAAGCTTTCCAGTTCTAACGACTTCTTCTTTTATCTTCTCAAAACCGTCTATAAATGCATCTGCTGATATTCTCTTACCTCCATTAATCATTATTTGTGCATCTATTGGTCCTAATGATGATGTATTACTCATTAAGATCTCATCAGCAGCCATACTCAAAATTGTACCTGCGCTTTTTGCAGTTCCTGGTATTATCACACCTAATTGCTTATGCTTAGTTCTAATTAGGTTTACAATATCTTCTGCAGTCTCTGCTATTCCTCCAGGTGTTTCAAGAATTAAGTCGATATCTTCACTTTTTAAATAACTCAATTGATCTTGAAATGCTAACAGATCTTGCGGTAAGATTGCAACTGGAATTTCTTTGCCTTTATTGTTATACCAGTCAGCAGCATATACTATTACATCTCTACCTCTAATGTCAGAAATCGTTCTCAAACATTTTTTTCGCTCTTCAGCTAATGTTTCAGGGTTAAATATTGCGCTGGACATGTAATCAGTATAAATTCCCATACAATTGGTTTAAGGTCCCTTAATTGTTTATTATCAGGTTGTAAATGTTATACAAATGTATAGTAAATCTTTAAAAATTATACCCTCACTATAACTTTTTACATTTACTTGAATTACAGATGGTTATCATGCATATTTTATGCATTATGCATTATAACTGTTGCTTTTTTATTGCTTTTATGTCGCTTTATTATCGCTTTTTACCTTATTTCCTCTTTGATTTGGCATCATTGCAGTGTCAATAAAAAAAGCCCTGTAGTCAACAGGGCTTCTCTAACAATCAATCTATGAAATGGCATGAATACAATGGGGGATCAACCATCTAACATGGCAAAATTAGTCATTTTTTGAATACTTCAATGTTCTTAGACATCTCTGAAAGTATTATGATGTGCTTCATTGATTCTGTCTTATCCTTCTCATTAAAGTCATAAGCACTAGCAGTACAAGCCATGAAACTTACCACTTTTAACAGGTCACAGACAGCGCCATCCAAGGTGTCATTATCAAACTCTTGCCAGCTTGCTAATTGCGCTGCACCTTCTTCAGTAATTACAGCATCTCCGATTTTGTGCTGCACTTTAGGTTCGTTATTCTTCATGGCCATTATTTTCAAAGTCCAACCTTAACTGTCCCTTACTCTCAAGAAAGTCCTGAAAGGTAACTGCAAGACGGCGTTTCATTTCTCTGTCAGCTTCCATCATTTTATCTTTGGCCGTGTTGAAATCACTTCTTGCAGCATCCCTGATGGCGTTCTGTTCCTCGATCAACCGGTTACGGTACTCAACATACTCCTGGTATGCATTCAGGGAGTCCCAGAGTAGATCATAAACCTTGTTTTGCGCTTCAAGTACCCTTTCCCTTGACTCTTCATTTACATTCCTGGCATCAATTTTTGCTATCCACCAGAAGGTGTATTTGAAGGGAAGACAAACCATTTCGTAGGACTTACCATCGGCTCCAGTTGTTGTGCTTAACACAATAACTGAGCTCAAAATTAGGTCATTTTTTAACCTGGTATATTGGTTAGGATAATCAATTCCCATTGCCTCACAAATCGGTTTTATTGGAACTAATTTTTCTGACTGGATAATCAGGATCTCCACGTCATTCACTTTTGCAATCGCAGTTGAATTCTCCATGTATCTTTTCTCCTATCCTTCTATTGTATTTGATGAAATACAATACCCCATGTATGTGCGATCATCACCTAAATACCACATTCTGAAATGATCTAAACTTCTCCGTTTAAATCGTACATCCATGACACTATAGTCATATTTATTGCAGTAATCCAGACACTTTTTCTTGTTTTCACCAGAAAGGGAAGTAATCCTGAATGATCGAACATAGAACAGCTTATTGAAAAGACATTTGAAAAATAAGCTACTCGAGTATGAAAATTCAATCAATAATACTTCCCAGAATGAAACCTTCTTCTTACGTGGAATAAATTTGTCTGAATTTTCTAATGCGATTTGAATGACTCGCAATTGAAGTTGTCCTGCTGATTTAATGTAACAAAGTACATCATTGAGGTTTGTTGAGCTTACAACTTGCTCATTGGTTACAGATGGTAACATTTTCATTTTCTCCTAATGGGAAAACCCCCATGCATCCCGATAAAAGCCTGCGACAGCTTCTGCCCTTTCGGGCAAGATACATAGGGGTTTTCCCTATTAAGTTAAATGATTTTCTTTTTGACATTGGTTCGCAGTTTATATCGTATCATTCAGATGTCAGGCTGAACAATAGTGCAAAGATAGACTAAAAATCTAATTTGTCAAGTGTTATTTTAGAATTTGATCAGCTTCATCGTACTTCCCATTCTCTCCATACATTCCTAAATTGCCATTACTTTCAAGAATAAAGTACTCTCCATGTGTATTGTTATCCTGATATTTAACTTGACGGTTAAACTTTGTTTCCTTAATTTTTCTATCCATTGCGCTGCCATCTGTGAATTTAGTTCTCATCATTAATTTTCCTGTTGAATCTTTATACAATATCATGATTCCGCCCATTAAACTTTGCTCACTCTTCCAACTGTTGATGATGACACCATTAATATTATCATTCTGAGTAAGGACAGAGTCTTGTTTAGCTGTAGAGCCAAGTATTTCTATTTCTAACTTAGGAGTGAAATTTGTAGTAGCCCACGCCATGCTATCAGCCATTTCTGGAATAAAATACAATATCCATAGCTTATTATATTCCTGGTGGTCTTGTCGTATTTCAAGTGCAATGTCCTTAAGGACATTTTCTTCAACTTTTTGCTCTAGCTGAACTTCAATATTACACTTACCAAGCGCTCTATTTGACACTTCCTTCCTTATACTCCATTTAACATTATCTGGAGTACTATAATTAGTCCCGCAGGACATAACAGACAGCATAAGTAAAACAATAAACATTCTTTTCATAATGGGTTTGATTTAAGTTGTTAAAAATTATTGAGATAATTCGCTCAATATTGAGCAATTGTTAAGGTATAAATTTATGCACTTAAGTATTACAGCCTAATGGTAATCATCATATTAATTTTTTACACACCTTTCACCTAACGGCCGCCCGTTGTCTCTATTCAATGGTATGCAGGTTTTATGCATTTGATTTCAGTCCGTTCATATCGTGGCATATTACATGTTTAGGGTGTCCCGTAATTACGAGCCGAGTTCAGCGCGGTGCGGGGTCTTCAGACATACAAATGAGACAAAAACGGGGCTTTCACCCCCTATTTTTGCTCATTTTCAGCCACTTAAAAAAAAATAAATTGGAGTTACCTGAGGCGATTTTAAAAACGATCTTGCCAGTACTGGTTCAAAAAATCGGAATAATTTTTTTACTCATAATATCGAGTTAATGAGCATGCGTATGTGTGTATTTACTATGTACATGCCTCTGTATATCATTAATTAACAGCGTTTTAGATGTTTTTTTCCTTGTTTATTTCAAACTATATTCGTAAATTTATACTGTAATTAATTCATTTACTCACATTTAAACAATCAAACAAATGAAAAACGCAGTAAAAAAAGTGACCGAAAACCAAACAGCAGAAGAAACTAAAACCGCTATCATGCAAGTTTTAAAACCTGAGCCAAAAGAAACCAAAGAGGAAGTAAAAGAAGAGCCCAAAGAAGAACCCAGTCCAGTGATTAACATTAGTGATGTTATCAAAAAAGTTAATGACCAGTTTTATCTAACAGAACAACACGCCAATTTAACCAACCAAATCAACAAGTTAAATAATTTCAGAAGCAGGATTAACACTAATACCAGTCTGATGCTTACCAATGGGGGCGGTGATCCCTCATTCAACAGTAACGACCCTGCAGCAGTTGAAACCCTGATTTCTATATGTATTGGTAACATTCAGGATCGTATTAATGCAATAGAAAGCAAATTGTTAGCCGCTTAATTTACTAATTGCCTGCAGGATGACAGCCTGCAGGCTAATTTTAACAATCATGAAAAGGAAAGTAAACGAGCGAAGAGAGGAACTAAAGGCGTTAAGTCAGCAGGTTAAACAATTGGTTAAGGAATGCGTGTATGATTCAGTTAATGAGGCATTAATAGAGTGTTTTTATAGAAATGCTGATAATACAGAGTTTCACACATTTTTTGACTGGATTGAAAAAGGGTACAAAATTAAAAAAGGTAGTCGAGCCTTCGCCATCTGGGGAAGTCCCCGACCATTGAAAAAAGTTGAGCCATCGCAAGAGGAAGAAAAGAAAGAAGATTTTTTTCCGATATGTTATTTATTTAGTAATTCACAGGTAGAAGTTAGGGAGGCAGCATGAGCGAAATTAACATGAGACGTTTAAAAATTCATACCGGTATCAGATGCCGAAAACACAACAGAAGAACCGTTTATCCATTCTTGAGAATTGAAGGCAATTGGTTACTAAAGGCAGGTTTCAACCCTGAAAATCACGCTTACGTTATCATTCAGGACGGCTGTATAACGATTAAAGCCGAAGCAAGAACACCCATGAGAGCTTAAACGGTCTTAAATGGCTTAAATTGAGCCGAGGGGTTTGCGCCCCCCGGCTGCCTCGTTCCTCGGCAGCCTCCCCCCTATTCGGTGTTCAGAACTCATTGTAAATGTGATTGTTTAAATTTCTGCAGTTCCTCACGTCTCGATCTGATTTTACCGCATTTTTCAAATTCTTTTCTTAAAGGCAGGAAAAATGCTGGTAAAAGATTTGCCTGGAAATAGTCTATATTAGTTTAGATGAAGCTCCAATTGGTGAAGGAATTGATTGTTGTGGATAAAGGAACATTCCTAACATCAATGTATCAAATGCATCTGTACCATCTGTTCTGTGCTCGAGAAGATCTTCTTCAGTTTCTGCAAGTTTTTCACCCGCCTTATCCTTTTGAAAACCAAGCGGACCAATCTTTGTCCCACAGTGCTCTAATCCGATCTTTAATGCTTCATTATTTGCTTCATTCAACCTTGGCATTAGATATTTCTGTCCCTTAAATGCCTGGTCAATAATAATATATTTCTCGCTATGTCTAGCTGGATTACCCAAGTAAACCTTTTTTACTGACCATCTGTTTTTTTCAAACTGACTGCATATAACTGAAGCAAAATCTTCAGAACTTACCGCATAGTTTGAACCTAGTGCTGTCGAATCATAATAATAGACTACTTCCTTAGTCTTGTGATGTTGGTAATATTTGCAAAAATCATCTACCAACTCTCTCAGCTTTCTCTGGTATTTAACGTAAAAGCTTTTAAGTACCATTGCTTTAAATCCGCTCTGTTGACCGGCTACAAGCCAATTGATATTAGCGTTATAGTCAAAAGCTACACAAATAGGCCTGAATAAATCGACATCTGCATCCTGAAGGCATGTTTCTTCAGCTGCTTTTTCAAGATTATAATCAAGATTAAGGAGGTAACTATTATCATATGCAGTATAAAAATGGTCATCTCTCAATCCTGGATAAAACCCATCTTTCAATTTCCCTGGCTTTATACACATGATACTGGTTGCAAATACTAGGGGTGGAAGATCTCGTTTTTGCTGAGCGATGTATTTTTTACCCAATATTTGTAAATTCTCGATGGTGGACCATTCCCTGTAATATACTGCAATGCTCCTAAGCTGTGCTAAAGAAAGTGAATACTCTTTAAGTTTTCTTCTACTCCATTCTGTTGGCTTTCCCTGCTTTAAGTCATATATCTTTTTTACCAACATCTTGATGGTCTCAATCACTTCAGTATCCATCTTTTCTTTAAAGCTCAGAAACCAGGATCCCTTCTTTGATGATGGCATATCGGAAGTAAATAAGATTGAGTTAAGCCAGGGAGAATCTTTCCAAGGGCCCTTGTATCCACCATTAGCAGGAAAGGTCTCATCTTTCAATTTATCAAAATCAAGAAACTTTGCTTCATCACCAAGGATATACTGCAACGTTAATGAGTTCGAGCTACCTGGAATGTCCTGACTAATGAGATATTGGATACTGCCATTGTACCATGAAACAATATGGTCATAGCTTGCCGGCTTAATAACCGGTTCTTTAAAATTTGCTGATTTAGGTGGTTTCCGGCCTATGAAATAATGCAGGTTTCGATGATAACCCATATCTTCTAATGCTTTCAAAGAGCCTGGAAGAGTCCTGGTTAGTAATTGTTGAAATGTGGATCCAATAATACCCCCGCCCGATCGGGGCATATGTTGGAGGTTCCTGAGCAACCATGGCGCATTAATGCCATGTGATTTCCCGATTCGTCGCCCCCCCACAATTACTGATGTATGGGCAGCAACATATCTGAACTCGAGTTGAGGATTATTGAAGTAGATCTGTTTCTTTTCCGTCATTATCAACTTCTTTATAATCTATATCCTCAATCTCAATTTCAGCCTTATATTTTTCATACAGTCGTTTAATCTCACCCTCTAGGTTTGGAATAGGTTTTATACCTAAAACTGATGGATCACTTGTCGGCTCTATTGATACTGGTATTATTTCGTCCCATGGCAGCTCTTCACCATCGTCCTGATCTAGCTTATTATACTTCCCAAGAGCTTTTATAGCCTCAATTCTTTCCTTCAATCTCCCCTCTTCTTTAGCATCTTGAATAGCTAACTTAAGTTCTTCGTTTACCATATACCGATACCATTCTTTACCTGCAGCACGAATGTTGGGAAGGAAAATCTTGATGTCCGAAATATCCCGATAAGCCTGTGATTCACTTATTTTGAATTCACTCATCAGGGCATCTCGCAATTTATTATCCTGCAGAGATGGCGACTCAAGCAATTTGGAAAAACAGAACCTGAAGCGTAGTATCATGTTTCTGTCAGATCTTGATAATTCAGGTATCTTCATGAGTATTGCAATCTCATCAAGATCCTCGAAAAGAAAATCTTTAAACCTCTCCAAATTGCTTTTTTTACTCATTTTTTGCCTGTTTGATTATATATCCCTGAACTAAATCTTCAGCTGCCGGCGATCCTTTTTTTGCAAAGGCAACTGTTTGCCTTCTTACCTCAAGAATACTATTTATCTTACCTCTGTTATATGCTTTGGCCCGTTCACTTTTTCCGGCCCTTATTTCTCTTCTTAATTCTGCCGGATCCACTTCTAGTAGCACTGCAATTTCTTCGATAGTCATAAAAAGACCGGCATATTCTTCTATAAGTTTGTTTACTTCATCCATTGCACACAATCACTTTTCATCTGTTCCACAAACTGAAGATAAAGATCGATAGCCGGATGATTTTTAAAAAGGACTCCGGATTCATAACGCCGGTTATTGGTAGCGTTATTCGACATCATTGACAGGAACCTGTCATTACCATTGTCCATAAAGATTGTTTTAGAGTGATTATTCGTTAGCCAAAGTTCATCTACGTTTATAGATGCGTAGTCGGTATTCTTTGGTTTTCGGCTAGCTACAGTAAAATCAAGGAATAGTGTTATATGTACAATCCTGTCACGGTTTCTGATTAATCTTCTAACCCAAGGTTCGGTAATTGCAAAGGAGCTGACGATTATTTTCAAATCACCGGTCAGCTCCTCTAACATATAATCGAAGATGTGATGTGCCTGGATGCTATTTGTTAAATAGACTGCAGTATGTGCATCTATCCAGTTAAGGTCATTCAACAAGTAGCTTAGAGTTTTTTGCAATTATCTCTAGTTCTAACAGCGATCCTTTGGTTTCTTTAGCTACCGGCACTTTATTTTCAATAAGAAAATCTATCCTCTTGTTGATTTTCATTTTCAAGTCCGGTCTTTTTTCTTCAGGAGCTTTCTTGTATTCATTAATTCCCCTGCTGATATAAGACCTGGCAGCATTGATTGATTTTCCAAGTTCATTTATTGCTTCCTGTGGGCTCTTGGTTTCATCAACGATTGCTTCCTTTTTTCCTTGTTGTTGCAAAAGAAAATATTCATCAATGACATCCCATCCTGCTTTGACAGCATCATCAAGATTAACCAGGGTATTTCTGAATTCTGCTCTCTCTTCGTCAGTTTTCGCTAGTTTCATCTTTTCATGGACACTACGCATCTCCTTATGTTTCTCAGAAATCTCATGGTAGAGTGGCCTCATCTCCTCCGGGAGTTCTTCAGGGTTGATTTTTTTGAATTCGATGATTTTGTGTTCATCTCCGTTCAATTTTGTATCAGTTGAATTTACCTCCTTCACTGGATCATTTTCAGTATCCTTTATCTTATCAACTAAAGGCTGAATAGGTTCTTTCTCTTCAGGAAGTGAAATTTTTCTGAGTCGGTCAGGTATAAGCTTACAAAGCTTGTTAAGTTCATATTCCAGTTTAACTGCATCTCTTTTTCTTTGAAGGTACAGCATGATTGACCTTTGATGACTTGCAAGTGTATAAAGCTTCAGACCGGTGTCAAAATCCTTGTCTTTTGACTCGAGGTATTCTTTAATTTTCTCAAATAGTGTCATTTCTTTTTAAGTGTTAAATGAAATAAACCCTGTCCGTGGATAGAACAGGGTTCATTAAACTTTATTTACTTTTTACCGGCATTATCCTGCAGGTGTAGGAGTGAATACTCCAGTCTCACAATCCAGCGTCCCGTCTTCAAGAACAAGGGCACCAGCGTATGATGGTAATGGGGTAGTGTCCGGGACTTCTACATCAAATGTAATTCCTTTCTCTGAACCTGGTTTATCGCCAGAGTCACCCTTAGGAGTTACAGAAGTGTCATAATCTTCTGAACCAAGCATTATGAACCTCTTTTCAGATTCATGTGGCAATGATACAATCATTACAACATTGCTGTTGAGAAATGATTTTGCCAGTGCTTTTGCCTCATCAGAAATATCAGGAAAAGAAAATGATCCTTTATTGATAAGCATTTTATGGTCCTTTTCACCGATTGGCTCCCAGCTTACTTTGCCTTTTCCCTGGGTTGAATATAACCTGAGGAAAGTCTTTCCGGCCTGCATTTCAAAATCCCCAGCCATTGTAACAAAATCTTTCGGGGTCGCCGGCAATGCGACAATTTTAGGGAATGTTTTAATCCAGCTCTTCAGGGCAAAGTATATGATGGTCTTAATCCCTGAGGGGTTAATTTGACCGTCATTCCATGGTAATGATCCTAATAATCCAGCCATTGATTATCCTCCTGCCGGTGGTTCCGGTGCCTCAGTTGTGAATTTCAGTACGCACATGTAACGTGCATCCATAGTATCAAATCCCACACCAAAGTAGGCAAGCATAAAGAATTGGACAAGTTTTGGATTGTCACATTCGCGGATGCGCACGTTTTCTTTGTCTGATTCCTGGTCAACACCTACCTTCATGTTTTCTTTTACAGTTATGTAAATGAAATCCTGACCTTCCATGTTGTCAAGAGGAACAAAGAAACATTTTCCACGACTACCAACCAGCGTCTTCTTACTTTGGTCATAGCCTTCATTCCATGCTGCATGACCAAACTCTGTCTGGAACCAGTCCTCGTACATATCAAGTACTGAACTTGGTATGTACATGTATACCTTTCTTTTCTTCAGCAATGGATGAATTGAACGATAAGCAGCTTTCAGTATGTCACCACAGTTTGCAGCACTCATCACCTCGGTGGTGAGATCTTGGAAATTTTTCTTGTCACTGGCAAGTTTGCCGGCAACTATGGCCGAAGCTGCTTGTGTAGAAAATCCATTAAATAAATCAACTGTCGTGTTGCCGGCTGCATTACGAACTGCAATAAACATTGCATCGTGAAGTGCTTCACCGACTTTCTTTGCCATCCTGAGGGCTACCAGACGAGCTATTTCACGATCGTTTGGTTTGGTAGCAGTTGATTCAGTGTAGAGAGAACCTAAGATTGCATTGGGGTCAAATTCTTTAACCACGTCGCCTAAAAAGGTTTCCCATTCATAGGCTTCAATCTTAGTGTTGTCAGAAGCGCCTTTCTCTGTCCTGTATGGACGAAGCTGCGCATCAGTGTCAAGGGTACCGCCGATCTCCTTACCCTGAAGACCGGTTTTTAGGCTCATGTACATGAGTACATCAGCCAGTTCAGCTACCGGCATCGTAAGAAGATCCTTCTTATACTTAATACCGGCTGCAATTAGGGCTTGTGCAATGTCTAATGCCACTTTTTAGATATTTTTAAGTTTATTAAAGCGGGCGTAGAAATTATCTGAAGATTTTTCTTCGCCGTCCGTTTCTCTGGTAATAGTAGCCGATTCTGCACCAGCTTCTTTTTTGAGTTCAGCTATTTCGGTATTGGCTGTCTGAAGTTGCCCCTCCAGTTCAGTTATACAAGACTGCTGATTAGTAGATTCCTTTTGCTTCTGGTCTAATTGTGCTGTTGCGGTATCAATCTGCTCAAGAGCAGTTTCAACTAATGCAGCCTGATCAGCCTGAAGGGTAATGGAGCCGTCTGCACTTTCAAATGCAGCGACACCTGAGGCTTTAGCAAGCCTCTTGTACTCAGGTTTTGACATTGAATTTTTGTTATTTGAGGAATTCGAATTATCTGAAGCTAGATCTGCTACTCTTTGTATTGCAAAATCAAAATTGCCAATTGAGTCTACCAATGGTCCTATCACATCCTTAGCAAAATAGATATCTGCAGTGAAATATTTTTCATCGATATCACCTCTGCCAGCTTTTACTGTATTGATGAATTGATCAGCATGAATCCTTAAGACATTTTCTTTGTACTCTTCATACTTACCGGCTCTGAGTTGTTCCCAGGTTTTTACTTTATCTGTGGATTGGGGAGCTGTAATCGTATGAAATTTGTAGCCTAATTTTTCAAGCGCAGGCTGAGCATCCATGAAGCTTGTTATAACCCCGATAGATCCTACCATGGCAGTAGTATTGTTAGCTATGATTTCATCACATTGGCTGGCAAGCCAATATGCTGCTGAAGCTGCACAGTCATCTACAAAAGCGACAATAGGCTTTTTTGTGTCCCTAATGATATCGCCAAGTTCTTCGGTTCCTGCCACAGTACCGCCAGGAGAATCAATTACCAGAAGGATACCATGAATATTGGTATTATTGTCAGCTTCCTGGATCCACTGTCCTATAGTTTTCATTCCTGCAGGTCCGCAGAATTGATTATACTTGGACAGTGCACCGTTTATCTGAATTACTTCAATGTTCATTGAAGTATTTGCTGAACTTGAGCCTGATTTACTACCAATGCTTTTCATTACCGGTTCAACTGGTGAACCTTTCTCGAAAAGCACGTCACCATTAATAATATTGGAAATAATAACAGCTTGGTCTATCACATACTTCTCAGAGATCGCCCATGGCTCAGAAAGGATGGCTGCTATTAAATGTGGCTGATAAGGTTTCATTGCGGTTTTTAGTCTTCCACAATGTTACGATTACATTATTCTGATTGAAAGGACTTGACTTCAGCCCCATTCGCTGAGTTGCAAGTAATTTTCAAATCATAACCATAAATGGATCCAGCTTTGCCTTCATTTTTTTTATCAAGGATTAATGCAGCTTTAACATCATCATCCCCCAGCGTGAAAACGTTTCCGGCAATGTCTTCAGCTTCAAAGATTGCACCCATGGCCACAATCTTTTTTAATAAGATATCAACATCAGGAGTTATGCCAGGAATGTATGCTATCAATTCAGCTATATGTGAAGACCCTTGTCTGACCGGTTGAGATGTTTCTTTTAATGTTCCGGATTGATTTTTTATGTTGAGCTTTACCAGCTCATCACCTTCGTTGAATTTGTACGACAGTTTTCTTATAAGCATTTTTCAGATTTTGGTTTTTATATCCATTTCCTCAGTGCTTTGTCCCCTAAAAAGGGACAAAGCACTGATTAATTTTTTAATCATCAGTTAATGAACTCTTTAGTTGATTTTTTAATCCAATCGAACAGTTTTTTCCTTTTTCTGTACTCGTCTTTCTTTAACATTTCAAACTTATCTTCACCAAAAACCAGATCAGAGAACACTGAAATCACGACCTTACGATCGATTTTCAAATCAATGGTACCGGTATATACACACATTCTAAAATCCAGGTATGCCGTTGAGTCGATAAAATCATTTATACGAGCCATATCATCTGCAGTATAGTAGATGAAATTATTCCTACATCCGTCGTTTCCATGTGCTGGCAAGATAAGTTCAACCGGATAGCCAGATGTCTCCAACTGAGGTTTATTATTAGAATACCTTACCCTGGAAAATAAATACTTACCTAACTCATGTTCTCGATTTACACAAATTGGCTGATTATCCTGTGTTTTAAAAATGAATCTTATGTAATTTTCAAAGTATGATTTCCTTAGATTCAGTATTATAGATCGGTTAGTCTGGTTGTTTTGCATGCACTAAATTTACAATTATAAATTTTTTAAAAAAGATTCATTTTGTGTAAAGTTATTGACATGGCAATAAGTAACTGATCACCTTACCCCGAAATTTTACTGACAAAAAGTGAGAAAATTTGTAACCAGAGATTTTTAGCTCTGTATCTATCTGAATCACAGTGGTTACAAAGTTACAATCCGTTTTGTAACCTTTTTTTAAGTAACTGGATATCAATAGTTACAAAAGTTACAATTTTTGCAATCTTCTGTAACCTCTCTTTTTTTGTTGAGTAAAAAAGTTACAATTTTTACAAGGTTACACTTTTTTTTGAATTTTGTAACTTTTTTGTAACCTTGTAATGTCTTATATTTCTGTTACTTATCCTATTAGGTTACAAGTTACAAAATAAAATAGAATTTGGGGGTGAAGGGGGAAAAGGCGATAAATGCAAATCGCTTATATTATTACATTGTCGCATGTGTGTTACTTGCTGTAATCTGCCCGCCTGAAGCAAAAAAGGGGCGTGTTTATATAAGGTGTTCGATCAGCCGGCAACTATCACCAGGAGTCTGCAAATGACTCCCCGAAGGGGGCAAAATGACCGGCCGGCTGATTTCACGATTTTGTCATAAACTTTCCTCCTCAGGATCCTGCCGGAAACAGCCATTAAAAAAGCCCGTACATTTCTGCACAGGCCTTTCCAAATTGTCAAAAGAAAAGTTTTTATCCAGGTTAAAACGTATGTGAACCATGATGTTGAAAATCCTGTTCCCTGGCAAAGCGCATAAACTTCTTGTATAGTCTTAAAGTCATTTTCTCCCCAACCAGTAATGTGTCAACATAACCACATCCGTTAACTTCAGTTTGTCGGATACCCATTCGGAGTGAGATCAACTTATCTATTGTCTTCCACTTTGCAGGCTTTTCCAATTCCATAAATTCAACGGCTTGCTTTAAATAACAATATGGAAATGAATCCCAATAAAATATTATATTATCATGCTCAATTAACAAGTATTGACCCCTCCAGAAAATCTTACATTCATTAAGGTTTGTGGTTCTCTCCATCTTCTTTAATTGTTCTATTGGGATTCTGTATTTCTGGTTCTTTACATCCCATTCTCTTTTAGATTCAATGTATTGCATTGTATCTTTTGGATCTTCGTTTTCTAATTCTACTTGAAAATATTCCATTTTATTAAGGGCCTCCGGTCTGGTATTGTTATTTTTTGTTTCTATGAATAGTTGAACCTCTCCATTTGATCTTAAAAATTTCATCAACTTCTCTTTTGCTTCTTCTTTTGACTTACCAAACATATTTATCTCAAATGACACTTCTGAGTTATTATACCGGCAAAATGTTTTAGCATTTCCACCTCTTTTCCAACTTCCATTTTTATAAAAAGGAATAAATTCAAATCGTGTGTAATGAATCGTTATCATTGATTGTCCTCCGTTCTGGTGTTTTCAAAGCCTATTAAAGTATTTCATTCAATGAGCTCTCTACATCCTCCAAAGAGCTGACAACATTTTCAAGATTGTCAATCGTGGATTGCATTGTTTGAGCTCTCTCCGTTTCTTGCAATGATTCAGGAACATTTTCAAATGCATTCTCTTCATCACTTTTAACGGCTTCAATATCTTCCTTCAGATCCAATATCTTATCAAGAATCAGCTGGATCTCTTTTCTTCTTTCTTTATTCATTTTATTTATCCTCTAGATTAAAACCAGCCGAACATCCACATCCCCATAAATTCGTCATATTTTGAAATCGATGAATTCGGAACTCTAGACTTTAATTTGTCAAATTCTTCCTTGAGCTCACAGGATGGGTCATTTGTCCAAAAAATTAAATTCTCCCAACCTCCATCAGACTTATTATCGTATCCATAAAGCGTGTCTGGCTCTATTGTCTTCCTTCTTTCATCTTTTTCCAATTCTTGAAGATCAAGAGGCCATGACTTGATTGACAAATTTGGGTGTACTGACCTTTTTAGCTCATTCAAAACTTCATAAGCTTTCTGAACTGCATTATTACTTAGTGCCATAATATTATCCGGCCTCCGTTCCGGCTTATTAAAATAGTTAAAATGGTAAATCATTAAGTTCATTAATAAATTCGTCCGGTATCTGTACTGCCATTTGAATTCGTTCCTGAATTTCCTGGTACTGCTCATGGTCGTGCTCCTTTTGTAATTCCATTTCCATTTTGAGTCGACAGTAAATGAAATTATCAATATGTTTTGCCAGGTCCAACATCGTTTCAGGAACTGGATATTTTTGGTCAATTTTTATAAGCCCCTTACAAATAAAGCCCTTAGGTGAAAAAGCTGCAACAGGCAGTATTACTAATTGAGATGGTGAATTACTGAAATAACCATAATACGGACATTCTCCATAATAGATTCGGGTTTCAGCTTTGGAAATATCAAAATTAAAATCAGCCATCCTACCAAAATAATATTCTTTTTCACTTCCCCAATATTCACAAGTGTCCCACTCTTTTGTTGAGAAATTGAAAACCTTCAACATTTCAATGAGTGAGATATCGTACGCAATGGTTAAGTCAAAATCGCACTTTACTGCTTCTCCGTATTTATTCATTCTTCTCCGGCCTCCGTTCCGGTGTTTTTATTTAAGGTTTAATTTGGTTAATTGTGAAAATCCAAGTCGAATCCTTATGCGCTCTCTTTTAATTGTCTCGTTTCTCTTATTTCTCACTTTTTCAATTAGCTCCGGATTAGACTTCATTGGTGATTGCTGGCCTTTTTTGAACCGGGTTTTCTCAGAATTGGGCACACTCCAACCTTTGATACCGGTATATTTATTATAATTATTCGCAACAGCCATTTTGGTTATTAACTCTCGATTTTTCTCAAGGAAACCTGGCTCTTTCTCTAAATTAAGTTCTCTTGCCTTGCGGATCAGGGAGCGCATGGATACTTTCAGCTCCTTGGCCAGCTCTCTGTTAAAAGTAATTGAGAACTTATTGCATAAGATTATTATCATCTCGTTAGACCAGGATATCTTATATCGCTTTTTTGGTTTTGGGGGAAGATATAGTTCCATCGAAGATTAATTTTTAACGAAACAATGTCCAGCTTTAATGAAAATATCCAACTCATCCATGTTAGTATTTTCCGTGAGGTACTTTGTCTCTATCCGGTTTGTGTAAAAGGATTTGATTAAGAATTTTAGACCGAGATTAGGCTGATCATAAATTTTGAAATCATCTTCAGTGGCCACACGCATTCCTGCAGGAAGATCTTTGTAAAAGAACATGCTTCTTTCATTCGTCGTACCGTCAATACTAATGATGATTTTAAACTGCGGGCACTTAACATCATTCCGGCCTTCAGCTGCTGATTTCTCAGCATTAGAGCATCCACCATAAGCACAATTCGGGCAATAATCTTTGTAATTCATGACAGGCTATAGTATTGAGTATTGAACTTGATAGTTATGAGACTTTATAATTTTTCTCAGTTGAGATGAGCCGGTAATTAACTTCTCCTGGTCTTGCCTGATGGAAATTGTACGCGACTTCGTTTCGACTAGTATATCCTTTTCTCTCAACCTGTAGTGAAGGTTATACTTTTGTTTCCTTGACTTCCATGTACTTTTAAAACTTATACTTTGTTCCAGCGCCTGATTGAATTTAGACTGAAAATCCTTGTCAGTGTCGTATGAGTCATTTGCCACCTTATACGAATGGCTAGCTGTGTTATGAGACCTTTTATTATAAATTTCACTCAGCCTCGAGAAAGATAATTTCAACAGGTCCCGATTGATTTTTATTGCTGCAGCCCTGGCTAAGATGATGTGTTTTTCATGGCTCGGGCTATGTATCAGCATGACTTTTACCTTGAAATTTCTTGCAACAATTCTATCTACATCCTGAAAGTTCATCTTGATAAAATTTTAGAGATTAATGAATTGAGGGGCTTGCGTTATTTTTTCACTTTGGCCAAACACAGTACCAATTCCTAATTTTCGGCAAACACCACCAAAATTGCTGACAGGATCATTTATGATTATGTCATGTTTAGGTGACGTGGTTATATCAGTCAGATTCCAACAGTCTTCATAAACATTCCATCGATAGTCCCCTTCTATGATTCTACCGGCGGTGATTAATTCACAGCCCTCTGGTAGCGTTTCAACTTGTAGCAATAGCTTTTCTTCAGTATTTAAAAACATAGGCTTATAACTAATTAAAATGGCACATCTTCATCGTCAATCTGTGGTTTCGCTCTAACTGTAGCAGATTCATCTGGCTTTCCATTATTTTGCACTTTTACATCAATATATAGGCACTCTACTGTCTTATCACCTACTTTCTTGATTATTCTCCGTCCGTCTTCAGGTCCAGTACATAAATCATCAGGATTTAGTTTAAAACCATAATAATCGCACCAGGCACTAACCTGATTTTTGAATTTACTGGCCCTATAGTCATTTTGTTGCTTTTTGCTCAACCCTTGGAAAAAATTATCAAATGCCAATGATTTTACAATGAAAGTATTCCAGTACCCATGTTCTTCAGGCGAGATCTCTGGCCGGTCCTTGTCTGGGTAAGCAATGAAATAGTTATTAGCCCATCTGAAAAAGTCCTCGTCTTTGCCTAGTCCTGCAGACATAGCACGTCGTGCCTGTTTTTTCTCCAAGTTCGCCATTGGTGGCTGAATCTTATGGAATCGCATTTGCAGTTGTATGCAATAGGCTATGAAATTGTAAAACCTGATCCATTCTTCTTCTGTAAAATCATCGTACAACCTCCTGCCATACTTTGACAAAGGCGATCTGGTCTCTTTGTAGTCATTTAACTTTGTTTTCTCGTGATAGTAATCACTGACTGTTGCATTGAGAATCCTGCGATAAGTTGATGAATCCACGTTCATCAGCTCATAGTTAGTTGATATGAGCATTTTACCTGAATCTTCATAGGGAATTACCATAGATGAGTAATTTTTGGGGTTTACTTCTCTTGGACCGGTTATCTGGGTATAGAAAAATCCAAAATCTGCATATTCCCAGAGATCATCAATTTCAATAAAATCATGAAATTCAGTTAGTCCATCATAAAAGAACTTGAATACATCCTTATCAGAAAGAGATCTACCACCTTTATAAAAGCTGGCTCTTACATAAGTGATGGCCTTACTAAGCAAACTCTTACCGGAGCCTCCGGAGGCATTACCAACTTCTGATATCCTGTTATCCTGAATCAGGGTTAACCAGGCTTTTCCCGAATCCTTATATTGGGCACAATGGTAGCCGATCACAAAGCAAAGGTTAGCAAAGGCTAGCTTTTCTTCTTTAATTTCATCCTCTGTTAGAGGCTGTTTTCTTGCTTTTTTAACTTCGTCGGGTAAATGCTTCCATTCCAGTTCCTTTTTCCAATGAAGCCTTGAAAGATCCCGCAGAAAATTAGTGAAGAAGAAATCAGATTTAATTCTTACATCGTATTTATTAATGTCAGCGAATTGGGCTTCTTCAAGATTAAGTGTGATTCTCTCTTCCTCATTAGCAGCATTGGCAATTTTATCAAGTAATTCCTGGTATTCTTTAGTGGCGTTAATTTCAACCGGTTGTTCTTTAATTAATCTGAAATCCCTGTCAATTAGGTGTGAAACTTTCTTATTATTTACAATTAAATTCTTTAGTACGTAATTTGGTAGGTCAACCTGTTTGACAGTATCAATTTTATCCTTATGAACACGAACGGAGATGTTATTGAAATGAAGGTATTCGGTGAAACGATCATGATTTTTGAAATTTAGCTTAATTTCTTCAATGGTGTCAAGATTAGACTCAGATATTTGGTTACTAGAGTTTAACTTGTTAAGAATTGCTTTGGCATCCATTAATTTTTTACTGCGGATCCATTCCTTTGTAAACCTCTTAATGGTCCTTTTTATATCTGCAGGATGAATTAATTCAACAGCCTTGCCTGTAATCTTAACATAACAGTACGTTGCACCTTTATGGTACACGCTTTCCATCTGGTAGAAGCCATTGGCTTTCAGGAAGAAATAGTAATCCTCTAGGTTAAGATTATATGCAACCTTTTTCTTTTCATCTTCAGATCTATTCCAGAACTTGACTCTTAATGCAGCCGTTTTTAAAACCAAAAATTCAAAACGAGTTGATTCTTTATTATCTCCAGCCAGATTAATGAAATCTTTTAAATCCTTGCACGGATTATTCCTCCAGTCTCTTTTATACCTGAGCCAAGAGGGTAATTCAATGGTATACTGATCAATGTGTTTAAGTGCGTTTTTGAAGGCTTCACGCTGACCGGTCGCATCGAGATCCATAATCTGGTAGTGGTTCTCACACAGATCATTCACCTCCATATACATTTGCCAGGTGAAATCCTTAGATTCAGAGTTCAACCAGTAAGGATGAAATCCTAATGAATATAGGTTCATTGCATCACTCTCTCCGGAACACCTGAAAATGTCTTTCACACGAGCTTCAGGTTTATCTTCCGGTAAATATAATTGCTCTGATTCCTGGTCTGCAAATTCATTTCTTGCATCTTTAATCTGCTCCAGTCCATAAATATAATCCGTTGGTTTTTGGCCTATATATTGGAATCTGTACTTTTTATCAAGCTCATGAGGTTTATACAATTTTTGAAAATCGCCATAGTCAAACAGAAAAATTGGAAAATCTTTAGTAGATTGGAAAACATGGACAACATCCCTGTTTTGTTTCTTTGAAACACCACAGTATTCATATTTTTCTACAGCTCGGCAATTGAAATGAGATAGAACATCCTCATCCACATATCGGCCTATTGCAGCAAGATCTTCAGGGCTTGGTTTTTCTTTGAATATCCAGTTGTATTTTCCCTTTTTATCAGCCGTTGTCATTTCACGCCAACTATACTCAGGTGCCCATTTTATAGTTTTGAAATTACCAGCCTCAATCTTGTGATTTAAGATGATATCTTCAATGAAAACAAGTGCTTCGTAAAACGTTAACTTTTCCCGGTACATTACGTATGCGACACCGGTTGAACCGGTAACATCCGGATTCCCAAAATCTGTTATTCTCCAAAAGTTATCATGCCAGGAAACATGAGCTGATGCAGATTTTTCTTCTTCCCTTTCCTTAAAGAAAGTCTTGCTTGATTTTAAGTCAAGATTAGGGAAGTAGTGTTCAAATATTCTTAAACCGCTATCCGTAGCGGAATAAATTTTATCCTGATCAATATATCTCACTGAAAGTCCAGGGGTGTTAGTAGGTTAACTTCAATTCTCCATTTGCTTTTGAATAAAAGGGATCCAGCCATAATCTGGTCCTTATAGCATTCAACTTAATAAAAGGCCCGCTATCAATAATTACTTCCTTGCCCTTTTTGGGAATCCATCTCAGTTTTCCATACCGAATCTTTTTTTCAGTTTTTACCATGGCCATTTTATTTAAGATTAGAAATAACTGTATTACAATGATTCGCTAAATCTTCAATCTCTTGAAGTCTTTTTTGCAATTGCAATCTGTGATTCTCATCCTTTTCCCTATGCATCTGTATTTGAATAGCAAATGCATTCACATCTAATGATTCAAGTACCAACTCAATCATTGGTATACTTGCAATTATTAATTGTCTCATCTTAGAGAGGCCTTACCTCATGAATAATGAAGTTAACATCTGGCTTAAGGAGGTCTTTTAATTGCTGTTCTGCTTCCTGAGCAGTTAAAGCAATAAAATCAGCGCTGTTTGGATATTCTTCGCCATTAACCAAAATGGCATACTTAATTCTAAACTTTCTTACTTCCAT